TTTTGAATTTCCTATCTTGTATTTCTCGAATAAAATCTTGAGCAAATAATGAAGGATTCTTATCTTCAGCCCAATGCGGTATGCCTTCTGAATATTCCTCTTCCCAATCGGCAGGAGTCATTCCTTTTGACTTGCCACCGATAGCCTTGCTCACTTCTTTGCCGATATTTTCATAGAGTGGTTCTACTTTCCTTTGCAATACACCCCACCAACCTATCCGTCTGCGGTCTACCCGTTTCCAATGGGCGGTTTTCTGCTCTTCATTGGCCAAGTTAAGAGCTTTGGTCATCATCTTGATGGGTTCAGTAGATACAGTAGAACCCGTCGGCAATAAGTTAATCGGCAGATAACCTGTTTCCCAACCATCGAACTCAGCGAAACCAAGCTCCAGCTGCTCGTTTATCTGGCTGAACGGCACACCCATAGAGAAGAGACTGGATGCCTGTTCGACCTTCTTCCCGTAGTCCTCACGAAGGGCGGCTACATTAGCCAGGTCATAGGCAATATGAATATCCATACCGTAATATGGCGCTACTTTCAAATTAAGCGTACTTTTAATATCATCCAGTAGGGGGATAACACAATCCTGATAAAGTGCCTTTCTGGCCTCAACCATGTTGTTATAACTCGACTGTTCAAGGTCACCCAGAAATATCGGGCTGATACCAAAAGCGGCGGCGACATCCCGCTTGTTCTGGAGCCTCGAAGCAATATAGTCCATCTCTACGGGAGTTAATGACATAGCCTGCCATTTAGCGCCAGCACCAAGTACCCAGGGTGCCCGTCTTTTAGTCTTCTGCAAGAAGACTTCCTGGACTCTCCTGTTTTGCTCCTCAAACTGCTCCTGTGTTAATTCCGCCTCATGCTCAAACACGCCTGAAGGGATACCCCTATTCTGCATGGATAACTTCTGCGTGTCCTGTGCCTCATTGTCCGTGTCCACAGTTCGGGCAGCAGCCATCAAGTCACCAATGCCCCAGTAGGGATTACCTGGGTCAAACTGCATAAAATGGATAAAGCTCTCTGGAGGGACAACATATTGTCCTCCGTCTGGCTCATTTATCTGATATCCTTTCAACCATTTGCCCTTAACATCAGAGGGGATTGGCTTAACCAGGTCAGGCATGACTATCCAGAGTTCCTTGATTTCCCTGCCTACGATAAAAGGCTGCCATAGAGCATTGCCGACAAGCTTCAAGTGGGCAATCATAAATTCCATTAAGTCCTGGCCGGACATTTCGGGGTTAGGGTGTTTCATAAGTTCAGAGAAGGGATGCCCCTCGATTGTCTCTCCGTTCTTATCCTGCACAACCCAGGGAATACCGGAAGCTGCCTGGACTATTGTTCTTACTGCTCGATAAACATAGAGGCTTAATTTATAGCCTTCTCTGGTGGCCTTCTTGACTGTCAGTTCCGTGTAAACTGGCTGCCCTGGGTAGGACAGCGAGGATAGATTAAACGACCTTTGTTTTCTCTCAGGCATCAATGCAATAGCCAGATTCTGTCTTATTGTTTCAAACATTCATCTGCTCCTAAGCAATCATAAAGGGACGTTGCTGCTTTACTAACTCTGCCAAAGCTCCAGAGGAAGAATCAACCATATCGTCATGAGCGCCACCAGGAAAACCCTCAAGCTCGTCAAGGTAATCATTTATCCAGGTGCCCCTCACCATCTTCACATTACCTGCCTCTGCCTGGGAACTGAGGGGATTAGCTCTGACTTCCTTGCTTCCAGTCGATGGTATTCCTTTGAAGTCCCAACCCATAAGAACCCGGCGCCGGTAATCGTCTATCATTTTAACGCCAGAACTGCCTGGCTCTTGCTCCATTCGTATCTGCACATCCTTGCCATCCAGCTCAGCCGTTTGTTTAATTAACTGCTCATTACCACTAGGGGTAGTACGTATCCTCTTCATGTCCACAATATATAGTGTCTGGTTTCTGGATAACCCCATCAAACACCCGGCAGTCCAGTCGGGGTCTTTACCCTTTTTAGCCTCTGTCGCTGCCATGTCCCAGAAGCGTACCCATTTACAATTGGATGGGACCGTATCAACAATCTCAAACCACTCCCTCTTGAACTTTCCTCCTGCCTGTCTTGCTGTCCAGTCACCATTTAATAATTGATTCCTTGTTACCGGGTCAAGATTATTCAGGCTTTTAACATACGTCTCTCTATCAAGATAGGGGTTATCGTTTAATGTGGCAGGGATAAAGGGCCGGTTATATTCCTTCCCCTCAACTATGAACCTCTGTTTTACCCACTCATGCCCTATCGACCCAGGATTGGATGCCCCCCTTATACGAATAGGTACTTGGGATTCTTTTAACCGACGGGTCCGGGAGTGCATGTATCTATACTGGTATTCTGTAAATTGTGTCAGTTCATCAAACCCCACAAACTGAAAAGCTGCCGACTGATATTGCTCAACGTCTTTATCTGACTCAAGATAACCAAATGTTACAGTCGCACCTGAAGGGAACTTGAAACATGAAGGCTCCGCATACCACTTAACACCACGTCCACCAAGCCACATCCGCGTCCTGTCAAGTAACGCCTCTGGTAGAGTTAGTGCTTTGAATGTCCTTCTTAATAGAAGTGCGGAATAATCCGGAACATCTACATACTGGAGAGCTGCCATTAAGAGCGCATCTGACTTACCACCACCTGCTGCCCCACCATAGAAAGCCTCCTCTGTGTTAAGGCTCAGGAACAGAAGTTGTTTGTATGTTGGCTGGTGAGGACAGTAAAGAGGCATCCTCACCGTGCCCATTGCCCCCAAGTAATTCTGGATTAAGGCCGAGTCGTATTGCTTCAATGATTGAGGCTGCGACTTTGTTTGAGTCAAAGTTGACATGTTTTACCCCTATTGGCTTTTCAGCACTTCCGCTATGCTCTATTTCCTGTTTATCCGCCATGCCCAACCAGTTCTTAGCCATGAAGATAGCCATAGCGGGATTCTTTTCAGACATCCTAAACATATTTCTACGGAGCGACATTAGACCAGCTATTCTCTTTTTGCCGAAATACTCCGCAAAATTGACACCAGTTTTCTCTTTAACCCGCCTTTCGATAGTGTCCTCTGAGCAATTGAAATAACATGCAATTTCCCACAGGGTACACTGCATCTGGCAGAAGCCATCAAACAGCTTCCAGTCTATTTCTATTGGTTTTCTACCACGTTTAGCCAAGTTTCACCGCCTCTTTGCCTGTAAAGTCCTCCCACCGCTTGATTATTACATCACAGTAATGCTCGTCTAAAAGCAAAAGCCCCGGAGGTCCGGGGCTTTCTCACAGTTTTAACTATCTTCAATCACGCTACCACATTAGACACGACCTGTCAAGTTTTTGCTGAAAAAAGAGGACGTTTGTCCTATTTATTCCTGTAATCATAGCTAAATTTATGGAATGGTTTTTTCCTCCGCCTCCACCCACTGATGTAATGCAAAGCTCTTAACGCTAACGGGGATAGGACAGGTATTTTATGCTCACACTCATGGAATAGCGTTTCCCTGGCATCACGTGATACTCGTTTAAGTCTGTAATCTATCTCGGCTTTCAGGTTAGAGGCGTGTTTCCACGATGGTCTTATGGTTCTTGTGTAGCCTATTTCGATATAATTACTTGTCGGATACGGAGGGTAATGTCCTTGTTCTAAACATTCGTAGTGCTGGATAAGAAATAAACAGTGCTCAGGTTTGAATATGATGTCACCAGGTGAATACCATATCCACCATGACCTGCCAGCTTCATCCCAGCATATGTTCACTACTTACCTCCTAATGCACGCCTAACAGTTCTCCAATCCATTCCCAATAGCTTCGCTATCTCCTTCTCTGAATTGCCCTGCTTATGTAATTCCTTTATTCTGAGTCTCCTTTCGAATGTTTTTATACTCATGCGTTGCTCTTCCCAGCACTTCTCAAAAGGACATTCAAGACAGGGACCGTCATAACCTAGTAGCTTGGCTTTCTTACATCCAGTATCGGAATACTCTCTCAATCTCTACTCCTCCAAAATCTTGATAGCATTTTCTTGCCAGGGACTGGGGTCTTTGGCCGTATGTATTCCGCGTGTTGTCCGAAATCTAGGCATTGTATCCCGCTTCTTCTCATCACAGTTTGATATATTTCTAAAAACTCTCACTTCCCCACACTTCTTACATCTGCCCACTTCCTTACCATCATCATTTGTTATTACCCAGTAGTGGATACATTTGCTCATTCATTCCCTCCTTGATCTTGAAGGTGGTTTGCGCATCTCTCGACCTATCGCCTCTAGGTCTGTCTCAATCGGTATCTTGGGAGGAGGAGGTTTGGGCGGGACAGTGAGCTTTTGTTTATAGTGCTTTTTCTGGTAGTCGCTAAGATTTTGTAATGCTTGCGGATCATTTCTCATTAGATACCAGTAGATATTCATATTCCCCTCCTAAACAAAAAAGGACGAACTCAGAGCCGTTAAGCTCTTTAAGTTCGCCTCAGTTGTCCTGCCAGCGTTACTATTTAGCTTTGTTCTTCTACTTCACCTGGTTTAACTGTTTTCATTGGTTGTATAAATCTCTCTGGTTGCCCGTTCTCAAGATATACCTGATAATTCCCATAGCCCAACCGCCTCTGAAAGATAATCTGCTTGCGCTCTTTCTCAGTTAACTTTATCTCTTCAGTCAACCTCTCATTCCTCTATCAATGACTCAAATGTATAATAATTGGCTAGATGTGGATGTGTAACACCTGCACTAATACCCCTTATTGCTACACCTTGAGAATGGAGAAGTGATAATAAGGAGTTTAGTGTTTCGGTAACTGTCATAGGGTTACCTCTCTCTAATCTCGCGTCATATTTGGCAAACCATTGTATCAATCCATACCTTATCTCTTCTCTCTTATCCATTATTCCTCCACTTCTGGGATATGAACAGAATCATCAAGGGGTTTACCTACAACTCGTAACGGCATTCTGGTAAATCTAAACGGCATAGCTGCCTCCTCCTCCAACACCTTTACTTTCCTTTCCAATTCCTTTATCATTTTCTCAAGTTCCTCTATAGTTGCCATTATTCCTCCACTTCTATACCTGGATAACTTACCCAGGTGTAATAGTCTCCATTTTCACAGCAATGGCCCCTACCACCTTGTGAGTCATTATCAAAGTGCCTAAGTTTCCCCCAACATCTAGGGCATCGTCCCTTGTTATAATCTTTCTTCTCTCCGTGATATGCACACAGACTCCCCAAGCAAATACCAATGAATATGACAGAACCTATAACTATACCTACTATTTCCTCAGTCAGTAATATCATTCACTTACCCCCTTTTCTCCAGTAAATCTAATAATCTATGTGTGATTTTTAAGTCCTCAGTTCGTAACCTCTCATCAAGCCTCGGTTTTATCCACCCTTCTTCATCTAGTTTTCTGATTAAAGAATATACCTCACTAGGAGTGATTTGGTGTAAGAAATCATCTGGACTCTTCATAGCCCCAACTTCATAATAACCAGGTTTCAGATAACACCATGAATCAAGACTCATATCGTGGAACCAATGTCCATCATGCCATCTCTCTTCCATCACTTACCCCCTTTAATTGCTCTTTAAGATTCTGTTTGATGGCTTCCCTATCTATGGGGTATTCCTTGATTGTCATGTTGGCTATTCTCTCAAGGTCTGCTATTTCTTCTTTGGACATGACATCATACATAAAAGAGGTTAATTTAATAGGGTCATCATCCACTTGCTGGTGGCAACCCTTCTTCCCGGTACGTGGGTCATTTGTGCATAAAGGATAAACATTCCTTAAATCCCACCTGACTGTCTTTCTCTTGCGCTTATACATGTGTGCCACTTCAATGTGCTCGAGACCAACATACCTCTTGCACCGCTTACAATACCCCTCTGAGATTTTACGGATGTACTGCCTCACAAGGTCATCAAGCAGCCAATCTTTAGGTAACTTTTTCTTGATGTGCTTTTTGGGAGTAGTTCTCTTCATGCCTATTTTAGTTGGCATTCTTCTCCTTCATCTGCGGATGACATCTTGAACATCTCCACACCCCCGGCCCGTACTTCTCACACCACCACCACTCAGTTCCTTTACAGGCTGGACATCTACCTGGTTTTTCCTTCACTCCCCCTCCTTAGCCTTCAAAACAAAATTAAATATCTCCCTTGCTTTCCAATACCATTTCTGTTTAGACTCTTCTTTTATATTCTCCCAAGCTCTCTTAGGAAATGACTGAAGATAAAGACCATCATACCCAGCTTGTTTGTATAATATCTCAGCGATACCTTTTATAGCGTCAGATGCCTTCATCTACTCTCCTGTTGTATCTCCTTATTGAGAGGGTAATCAGGATTAACATAATAAATTACACCATCAACTATGATTATTTTTAACAGCCCTTCTTCAACAAGCTGATTCAGAGCCAGTTTAACTTCGTTCTCGGTTATTGATTTTTTTTTCATTGTTGTATCTCCTTATTGAGAGGGTTTGCCAAATGGCATATCCTTAAATTCCTCAGTTGTCACCACTCTCATTTGCGCTCTAGGTATCTTGTTCATATATCGCAGTTCAGTAGAAATAAACCTTGATAAGTCCTTTGTAGGCACGTTATGGGAGCAAATCGCATATACCTTGCCATCTTGCTCAAAAATAGTGTTTAGATTACTTTTATTTTCTATCATCCCCTCCCCTCCTTTCTTTTACTCTCAAGGGTTACTCAACTCCTTGGGTAATGCACTTAATCAATT